AAATCCGAAGGCAAAGGGGGCTTTGGTTTTGCTCAATGGACCGGATCAAGACGAGCGGAACTTTTCAAAAGAGCCGAGGAAAAGGGAGAAAAACAGCCGAGCATTCGGACGCAACTTGATTTTTTGCACGAAGAATTGAACGGCTCCGAGAAAAAGGCCGGGGATGAACTCCGTAAGGCCAATAACCCCAAAATGGCGGCGATGGCTTTTTCTTACGGATACGAACGTCCAGGGAAGCCTTTGATCGAGCAACGAATCAAACATGCCGAAGAATACTACAGCGGAAAAACTCCCGAAAAAAAATCGGCTAAATCCGGTCGTTTTTCCATTCGAGAACGAATGGATCAAGCTGCCAAAGCTGAAGACATTCAGCCGACAAGCCTTGATTACTCTCCCGATTCTCAGCCGCGACCGAGCGCGAAAGATATTGCTCCGGTTACGGATCAGGTATTGCCCCTTGTAGGGGCCGCAGGTGGCGCTTTGGCGGCTTCTCCTGGCGGACCCGTTGCAATGGTGGCAGGCGGCGGTTTAGGTTACGCAGGGGGCAAGCAGGCCGCAAGATACGTAAGGGAGGCGGCTGGTGAGACTCCGCGTCGAGGATGGGAACCTGTTTTAGAGGCAGGAAAGGACGTAATCGAGGGAGCGATTTACAGTGCGGCGGGACCGGAAGCGGGGACTTTAAAACAAATTGCCGGGGCCGGGCTTACTTATTCAGCAGCTCAAGAACTTGACAAAGCTTACCGCATCGCCAAAGATGAAACAAAGCCCAAAGAAATGAGGGCCGAAGCGATGGACGCCGTAAAGCAAATTATGGAAGGATCGGCGTTTGCCGGGGCTTTTCATGCAGCAATAAACATTCCTGAAGCCGGGCCATATATTCGCAAAGGTCTTAAAGCAGGAGCGGAGCGTCTTTCCGAATCGGCCTTGAAGATTCCGGCAAACGTACCTGAATCGGAGCGTCGAGCAATAATCGACGCGCAATTGGGGCGTAAAGGGGAACGCGGATATTTGCCCACACAAAAGGGAAATGAGGCGCTTCGAGCCGATATAGCCGCTGAAACTGAACGTAAACACGCCATTATTGACGATCTTACCAAGTCCGGTAAGCGGGTGAACAAGGAAGACGCCATTGCAGAAATCGATAAAACCATCGAATCTTACCGGAGCTTGCCTCCTGACCGGGCCAAAGACTTTATCGAGCCGCTTGAAGAATTAAAAGCCAAGTATCAAAGTGGCGAAGCGATCATAACGCCGGAACAGGCGCAAAACCTGAAGGAAATAATTTACAAGTTGCATGAAGGAAGCTATGGCGATGACGCTATCAAAAAGGCGGGTGTGCGTGGGGAAAAGGACATCGCCCGCGGTGTAAAGGAACTGCTTGAGCAATTGCACCCCGAATTGAAGGAGCTTAATGCCAAAACGTCAGCTAAAATAAAGCTTTCCGAGGAGCTTGAAAAGGCGTCCCATAGAATACGCAACCTTGGCGTTTTGGATTTCAAAACCCTGGGGGCGGGGGTTGTCGGTCACGCTATTGCGGGAACGCGAGGACTTGAAATAGCGGTCGCGACGGCTAAAATTCTTGACGATCCTGTTATCAAGTCTCGTTTGGCTATAGCCCTTGATAAAGCTTCCCGCATGGGTGAAAAGCCGCCTGTAAACCCGCGAGACTCTGTACCTGTGGGCAAATGGCGGAATGCGCCTGTACCGCAAGAGCAAAAATTGCTTCCTCCGGGGCAAGGGTTTATTTTCGGTAGCGAGCGCAATGCTTATTCCCCTGAAATGGCCGAGCGTCTTAAACCGCCTCCGAAAGCCCTTCCCGCCCCTGATTTGAATAAACCGCCAGTTCCTCCTGCAAAGGATCAATTGCGGATAAAGGAATCTGAAATTGAGGCAAGCAACTTACCGCAAGCGGAAAAAGAAGCTTTGATTGCTGAGCTTCGCGCTTCGGCTAAACCGGCGGGGCCGTCAAAAGCGCCGGGCCGGATTGCTCAAGAACAGAAACGAGCTAGAGCCGAACTTGACCCAAAACCACCCGAACCAACGGCGCAAGAATTTAAAGTAGGCCGAGGCGGAAAGCTTTATTTAGCGGCGGCAGGCGAAAAGATTGAAACTCCAAAACTTGTCGAAGCCGCTAAAGTCGAACCCGTTAAGAAAGAACCTGAAATTGCTAAAATAGCGGCAACGCCGGAAGCGCCTAAAGCCGAAACGTTAAAAGAAAAAGTTATTCCGAAAGTTGAAAAAGTAGTTGACAAAAAGGTAGAAACACCTAAAAAGGAAGTTAAAGTAAAAGCCGTTAAAAAGTCAGAACAAACAAAGGAAGGGGAACCGATGTGGAAAACAGGTAAAGACGCGATGAAAGAAGCCGATCCTAAAAACATCATCGTTGACCCGAAAACCGGCGAAACCAATCACGAACGCAGTGTCAGCTTTGACGAATCGCCGAAAAAGGAAGTTGATGCTAAGAAAGCGGCCAACGCTCCTAAGCTATCCTTCAAAGATCAAAAAGAGACGCTGCTGAAACAGGTTGACGAAGCTTTAGAAAAATCGGAATCAAATTTGGAATTGAACGAACAACGTAAGGAACTTGCTAGAATGCGTTCTACTGAAAGAAACCGAAGAAACTATAAAACAGAAATTGACGAACTTAGCAAAACTGTTCAAAAAACCGTTAAAGCCAATTCGGTAACTTTCAAAGTTGGAACGGTTGAATACAAAATAAGTAATGACAAAGAAAGCCTTACTCGTTTTAAAAAAGCTATGGAAAGTAAATATCCGGTAAGCGAAAAAATTCAAGCTCCTAAAATAAAGCAAGCCTCGTTTATTTCAAGAAATAAACCTTATTATATATCTACTGGCGAAAACGGTTTTTCTACTAAACTAGTTTCAGGTAGTCCTGTAAAAATTCCAGGATATGAAAATATAGACCTTTTTATTCATAAAGAAATGCATGGAAAAGATGCTGTTTGGACTATAACCGATACCAAGAGCGGAGTGTCGGTTTATAGATACAAAGGAACAAGAGAAAACGCTTTGCGATACGCGAAAGGCCAGTTAGATTCAATAGAAAATGTCAGAGACACACTTAAAGAAAATCAAGAAAAAATAAGAAAACTGAATAAAGGCGCGGATGTAAATTAATGCTCAAACTCGAAATTCCCGACGAACTTCTTTTAGAGGGGCCGTATGAATGACTGACCTATCCGTTCTACCCGGAGAATTCGGAAAACGGTGCATGTATTTCCTTTGCTCTTTTATCGGCGAGCTCACACAAGAATCTTGCTCGTCCCTCTGTGCCGACATAATTGCGGCGTCGGGGATGAATCCCTCACACGATCCTGTAGTTTTTGAATACCCTGGCGATATGGGCTTTATCGTCGCCGCTCCGCTTCAGGAATCAATGGTTTTTTGTGACTACTGGATCCGGCATAAAGGCGGATTTTTGACGCTAGATTCATGCAAACCGTTTTTTCCTAATTCGATCACTGAAGTAATGGAAAAATACGGTCTTACCGTTCATCAAAAAGAAGTTACGGGGCTTTCTCTCCCATGAAAACTTATCCTACCATGTGCGCCACAATTGTTGACTTCGGCCTGTTCCTCGAATTTGCCGTAAAACTCGCGCCTTCCTTCGGACGCATGAATTATTGGAGTCCGAATAAATCATCTTTCCCACAGGATAAGTTTCGCCTTGTCGGGGCCGGAATGCGCGACGTACACCGAGTAAACGACTATCATGAAGTAGCAGCGGAAACTGATATTTGGATCGTTCCCGACGTTTTTCTTGCCGGGCTTCAGGCTGATTACGAGTCCCAGGGCAAGTTAGTGTGGGGAAGCCGGTACGGGGATGAATTGGAGCTTCACCGGGCAGACGCAAAAAAGCACTTTGAAAAAATCGGGCTTGACGTTGGACCCTGGAAGTTCGTGACCGGAACCGCCGATCTTCGCAAGTATCTGAAAGAGCACCCTGACGTTTATGTAAAGGCCGATGACGGAAATTGCCGGGGAGATTTCGAAACTTTTCATTCTGTTAATTACAATCTTATCGAGCCGCGTCTTGATAGAGTCGAGCAGGAATTAGGCGTCAGGAAGTCCAAATTTGCCTTTGTGGTCGAGGACGCAATCAAAGCGGACCAAGAACCGGGTTATGACGGTTTGAGCGTCCTGGGGCAGTTTCCGAAGCGTACAATGGCGGGCTGTGAAGTAAAGGATCTTGCTTACGCCGGGATTGTCGTGAATTACGAAAAATTGCCGGATTCGCTCCGGGAAATTAATGATAAGCTCGCACCAACTTTAAAAAAGTACGGCTATCGAAATTTCATGAGCACAGAAGTAAAAGAAGCCGGGGGAAAGGCCTACGTGCTTGATATGACCATGCGGGCCGGGTCGCCTCCTTCCGAAGCTTACATGAACAATATGACAAATCTTGCCGAGGTTATTGTTGAAGGCGCAAAGGGCAACTTGGTTGAGCCTATTTATGAGCACAAGTACGCCTTTCACTGTTTTATGTATTCTTCATGGGCCGAGGAAAAGCATTGGCAACCAATTAAGTTTCCCGCGAAGTATCGAGACAATATCAAGCTTCGTAACTTCATGAAACAAGACGGCGAATATTACGTTATTCCAGCTTCGCAACATCCCGGCGTTTTGGGTGCAATCGTTTCATGTTCTAACGACCGTGAAGAATGCAAAGACGAAATATGTAGAATTGCCGAAACCGTTGAAGGTTACGGCATAACAATCGAAACGGAAAATTTGGATAAAGCCGATAAAGAACTATCAAAATTGATATCAACTTTCAAAAAGGCGGAATAATGGGTGCATTGCTGAATTATACAAAATTTAAGGCTTTCGATGTAAACGGTATTCCGCTTGCCGGGGGGCTTCTTTACACGTACAAAGCCGGTACGGTTAATACTCCGCTAGTAGCCTATAAGGACATTCTATGTACAGTCGCTCACGAACTCGCAATTGTTCTCGATACGAACGGCGAAGAAACGATTTATTTAAAAGGATTGTACAAGCTCGTTTTAACCGATTCGCTCGGTGTTACTCTTTGGACTATGGACAACATAGGCGGCATCGGATCGACCACGCTAACGAGTATCGGCAATTACACGGATCTTGCTACAGCAATCGCCGCTATTGGTTCAACGCCTACCGAGCTTTTGATAGATCAAGCGGTTACGCTCGCGGGAGTTACGACTTTCCCTACCACTTTGGGCGTTACAGTTATCAAAGGAGGCTCGCTTATTCGCGGGACGCATAATTTGATAATAAACGGTCCTTGGACTTGTGCGAAAGGTGTTGTTTCCCTTCCGACCGGAACGGGTTCAGTGATATTCGGCGCGGGAGTCTTAAAAGGTCCACCGGATCCGACATGGTTTGGGAGCGGGGCCGGGGGAGTGACGGCGGCGAACGCAACGTCAATTGTTGAAACTTTTGCGGCGAATTCGGCAACGCCTGATTTAAGCAATGCGCTTCCGGTTTACAAAACGGCGAATACCGCGTCAACTACGATAACGGATTTCACGAATAAGCTGAAAGGCCATTCTTTTTTACTTTACTTTGGAGACGCGAATACAACCATTGACTTTACTGGCAACATTAAAGGACACGGCGGCGTCAATTGGACTCCCGGCCTATACGATTCAATGTACTGCGCTGTAGGAAGCGGGGGAACGATTGTTGCCGCGCTAACTTCCGATTTCGGAGCTTGCAAGGTTGAAACTTTTACAGCAAGCGGAACCTGGGCGAAACCAGCGGGCGGAAAAATAGTTATCGCTGAAGTTATTGGTGCTGGCGGTGCTGGCGGTGGTGGATTGAATTCGACAAACTCCTCTTACATTAAGCAGGGAGCCGGAGGGGGAGGCGGGGGAGCAAGGGCGGTTCGTACATTAAACGTTACCGATCTTACTTCCGCCGTATCCGTTACCGTTGGAGCCGGGGGAACGGGGGGAGCCGCCGGTTCCGATGGAGCCGCGGGAGGCTTATCTTTATTTGGAGGTTATCTTAGAGCCTACGGCGGACAAGGCGGGGCCAAAGGAAGACTTTCAAATGCCGGAACGGTTGTTGGCGGCGGCGGCGGGGGTTCAATGTCAAGTGGCAACGGACAAATCGGGGGGCTTCCTACAAGTCAAACTGTCGCGCAAGGCGGTCAAGGTACGGGCGGAGGATGGGGTGATGACGGAACCGCTGGAGTTGGTTATTTTTCTGAATACGGCGGGGCCGGCGGTGGTGGATCGGATGGAATAACCACAACGGGCGGCGGAAAATCTTATTTTGGCGGTGCCGGCGGTGGTGGAGGGGGTTCAGTAAACGCTGCGGGTTCTTTAAGTTACGGCGGAGGATATGGAGGGGCCTCTGGGGTAACCGTTCCCGCCGATCCTGGCGGTCCTGACGGAGAAAACGGAGACGCCGGAGAAAACGGAGATTCAACAAAATCCGGCAGCGGTGGCGGTGGAGGCGGAGGATCGACAAGCGGAGCGGCTACTGCCGGAAACGGCGGGGCGGGCGGCTATCCTGGCGGTGGAGGCGGGGGCGGCGGATCTATTCATAAAGTAACGGGGGGCGGGACAGGCGGCGACGGCGGACGCGGGGAAGTCCGAATTTATACTTTCTTTTAGAAAAACTTTAATTGCTTAACCTTTTTAGGAGGATCGTAAAAAGCTATTTCTGAAAGTATCGAATTAGCTTCGTCAATGTACCACTGATAATTAACGTCTTCCGGTAAAACCTCTGGTAAGTCCATCAGAGGTTTTGCTGTTTCCGAGCGCGGAACGGTATTACCTGAAATAATATAATTAATAGTTCCTGTTTGATTCTTAGCATAATACCATCTCACAATTTTGCCTAAATAGATATTGTCCTTTTTTGCGCCTCCTTTAACTTTTCGAACAGTAACAAACCGGCGAACATCTTTACATTCAAAAATTGTTTTTTCAACAGGTACGCCGTTAAGAATCAGTTCTTTTACAGCGTCGTTACAAACGAGATTAACCGGGTTTTTGGAAAGTTTGGCTTCTCCGTATGCACCTTTTAATTTAAATTTGCCTTCCTTTTTAAGTCCAACGTAATTATTGACATCTCTTGAATAAACAGACTCAAAAAGAGATTCTTCTGTTTCAAAACCGGTATCTATTTCCCACAATTTAATAGCCCGCCTAACTGTTTCAGACTGTTCTTTGGGGCATTTTATAACTATACCGTCAGTATTGCCGCTTACAACTGAAACCTCTAAATTTTCAATTGATTCTATAAGCATTAAAAGCGCAAGCTGCCCGGTCAACGTGACTTGAATCATAAGCGAAGGAGAGTAAAGAAAGGAATATTTTGAACCGAATTTTCCAAAGCTTGAATTACAAACTATTTTTAACGAATCGGCGGTTACTTTGTCTCCGGTTCGTTTCGCATTAACGCGCCTATCGAGAATATTTTTGTAAACTGAAAGAAAAATCGATCCACATTGTTTTGGGTAAAGTTCGGACGTTCGTATTATATTCGGATAAAAACTTGTAACGTCAGGACTTATCAGCAAAGTATTTTCATCAGCTTTGTATGAAACTTGCTTTTCCTGTGAGTGGAGTCCGCCGATACCTATTTTATAGACCGATTCTCCTAATTTAATTTCGAGATTTTCAAGCTCAGGGGGCATATCGATATGGCCGGTATCATTCACCACAAATTCGGCCCGGCTGACTAGCTCCTGCACGCGCTGAAGGGCTTTCGTGCTGTAACGTATATATTTAGGCGTCTGAAATTTGTAAGTCGTTCCCGGCGCGATTTCAGGCCTTCTGACCGGGTGCCCGGTAATCTTGGCAAGCTCCGAGCGAATGACCGTTTCAGCTATCTGAGCGTCGGATTTTGAGCGAAGGTCTTGACCGTAAACCTTTCCAAGTTCTTCCCTGAGCTTGATTTGTGGGCAAAGCTCCATAAGCAAGTCTTGAGTGCAATCGAGATCATTAAAGCAGTAATAGCGGATCGTTTCAGCTTCAGCACGGGTCAAGAGCGCGTCCGGGTTGATAGGCAATTCCTGAAGGCGCTTTGTGTGCAGCCGGGCGGCGTAAAGTTTAAGCGAGCCATCCAGGGGAGCAACGTTTATCAGGTCAACCTGATTTGTGTCCTGGCATTTAAAGCGATAAGCGTTTTCAATGTCATCCTTACGCTTGCCGTACTTAATTATGTCGTCGCTCGCCGCTTTTAGGTGGTCGGTGCTGGCTCCGGTACAGGCGAGCCATATCAAAACCGAATCGTAAAACAAAGAATTAAAACCCACAAGAATGAACGAACGAAGTACCCACATTAGTTTGGGAATGTTCAATTCAGCATCGAGAGACTTTTCAAAGTAAACAATCTTATTTGTTTCAACACACTTAAATGCCGCTAAAAAGTAATTTTGATAGCACTCAATATCCCAAACAAGAGCTTTGCCAGCGGAGGCGATAAGCTCTTGATCGGTAAAAAGCTCGAAAGGCCGTTTGATTCGTTCAAGAGGTATCGTCAGCTTTTTATGATGTTTGAAAAGGGACATTAAATTACTCTTCCCATTATCAAACCTCTAAGATTATCACCAAAAAACATAGCACGATTTTCGACGTTAAAGTCAATGTGAGTGGCCTTATCTCGAAGCATGAGCAGATACTTTGCGCCGAATATCTTTCCAGGCGGTAAGCCGATAACATCGTATTTAGTGCCTATTTCATCGGAATGCTCAGAACATACTGCTCCGGGGATGAAGTGCACCGAACCGTCTTTGTTGAAAGGAGCGACGGCTTCGACGGCTTTGAAAAAATTATCCGGGACCGGCCAAGGATTGCAGGGAACGTCTATCAATTCGGCCAGATCGGGCCATTCTTCATCGTAGAGTTGTGTTTTGATCCACGAGTCATCCTCGAACCAAATAGTCAACGTCTTGCCGGAATAGCCGAATTTAACCGGAGGCTTTTTAGCTTTGACTATTGCGGCAACGGAATCTTTTGGCAAAACGCAAGTCGGCATTTCGATTCCATGCCAGTATTGAAAAAGAATCTTGCCGTCACTCGCGGTTGCCGATCCTGATTGAATAAGCACACTTGAAGCCCATATATCGTGTTCTTTTTGGTCGGCAAGAGGAAAGACCGTTTCCAGAGCGGCTGTTAGTCTGGTGTCGAGCGAATACAAACCAGGGTCAGGCTCAACCGGGATAAGGTCGTCATCGGCGGCGCACGGTACGAAAGCGCGGAAAGGGCCGCTCTTGATCGAAAGCCGTCCAGCGTCAAGCTGATTGATTGCCAGTTCCGAGCCGCAACGGGAAAGCGCTTCTATGAACTGCAAAGTATGTGGGCAAGCCGTCAGGTCTTCCTCGATCTTGCACCCAATAGCAAGCTTGCCGTCAAAAGCCGTTATCGTATTATTTTTTATTTGAGAAAAGGTTTGATAAATCATTCCCTCCTTGCTTTGCGCCGGGGCAATGAACTTCAGGGCCGCGAGTAGATTAGCAGCGGCGTTAACTTCTCCCTTTGGCTTTCTGGCTCGTTTTGTTACGGTCATGTTTGCGTTTCCTTCCTTAGATACAGTGTATAAAGGCTTTAATAAATTTTGCCGCGAGTTTTGGCACAATTGCGTTTCCGTAACCCTTGAGCAATCCGACCCGCGATCCTTGCCACGCATGGCGCGGCGAGAGCGGATAAGAGCGGAGAGCGCGTTGTGTCCACTCGCAGTCCACTCTAACGGATAGCCCATCAACCATGCGCTGAAAGCTGGATTGAGACGGTATCCTTCGGATTTTGCCGTCTCGGCAGAGGATTGGGGTGGAGTCAGACCAGCAGTTACGTTCGGCAATTGATCCTGTCTCCCGTCCGATCTCGGCTTGTTCATCATCCGGCGGTCCCTTTCTATCGGCGTTGGCCATCCCGTCAACCCGGCAACTTGCTGACTCAGCGGGATTCCCGTATCGTGCCGCCTCGGCGGTTGAATCCCCCGGCTGTGATCCTGAGCCGTTGGGGATACCCAACCTGCCATATCTCTTAGTTTGTACCGAGCATCTGCCCCGTGATGATATTCCATCACTCCGCCCTCCCCATCCGACCCCACTGGGGATTTCCAACCTGACGGCTCCCCAGTACAATCGCTGCCTGATGTGCGGTGCCCCGACGCTCGCAGCGCACAAATCGGCGGCCCCGACTGCATAGCCCATTGCTTCCAGGTCAGCACGTACTCCTGAGAGCCAAGCCCTTCCAGCCTTTGACGCAACCTGCTCTCCAAACACAACTGGAGGTCGGCACTCGTCAATGAGTCGCCTGAATTCCGGCCACAAATGCCGCTCGTCTTTCTCTCCGAGTCCCTTTCCGGCGCAACTAAAGGGCTGACAGGGGCAACTACCTGACCAGGCTTCCCCGGTAAATCCTGCAAGCTTAAACGCTCTTGGCCAGCCGCCAATTCCGGCAAAGAAATGGACTTGCCGGAATCCAAAAAGATTGTTTGGCTGGATTTCGTTAATTGATCTACTGTCAATAATTCCTTTAGGGAGTAAGCCATTTTTCATTAATTCCTTAAGCCACGTGCAGGATTCGGGCGAATTGTCATTGTAGAAATTCATATTCGATCCTTAAAATTCATAGCTCAAAATTTCAGGTAAACTTTTATTAACGTGAACGGTAATTCTTTTTGGTTCTCGCAAGTAATTTACAAGCGTTAAAGCTTCGTCAATTGTTTTTGGAGGTTCTAAAGTACTTCGTTGCCTCCACCAATCCCGCGCTTTTTTTCCGAACCGACCGGAATGCTCCAGGCCTATCCATTCACGAAACCTACTTAAACCGTCGCAATAATAATCTACACGAATTGACGGTAAACCGAAAGCTTTATTATGTCGATGATAAATAACTTTATTGACGCTAAAAGTTTCGATAATTGGAGCGTCGGACCTTAGCAACTGCTCCGTTGCTGCACGTTGAACTATTTTTACTTTGAATTTAAATTCCGCTCCGCAATTATCGCAAAATCTTACTGAGGCGTGGTTGTACATTCCGCACGCTTCGCAGATTTTAACCGGTGCGTCTCCAGTAGCTTGGCCTTTTTTACGAGGCTTTAAAGGATCGTTAATGGGGCCGTTTCGGATCGTGTTCTTTCCATAATCGAGCACAAGGCAGTTTGATTTACCAGGAGCGGGCCGCGTTCCCCTCCCGTACTTCTGGCAATGCATACCCGGGCTGCAAGTTGGGTACAGATCGACAATCAGGTCTATCGCCGGATTGTCGTAGCCGGTCGTAAGCACCCGATATCCTACCAAGGCACGGAGCGTTCCATTTTTGTGGGCACGAATCCGTTCTTCACGATCAGCGGCGGTGGTTTTTGAATGCACCGTGGCTGAAGCAATACCGAAGGATTGAAGGACTTCATTTATATGCTCGCAATGATCTATACCGGAAGCAAACACAAGCCAGCTTTTGCGATCCTGCCCCCATTGAACGGCTTCGCGCAGAGCCGCTTCTGTTATTTCCTGCTTGTCAACGGCTTTTTGCAATTCTCCTTTATTGTAATCACCGTTTGATATGCCCACATTGGAAACATCAAGTTCAACGTTCGTTCGTTTGGGAATTAGCGGAGAAATATAACCTTCCGCGATAAGCCGGTTAAATGCTTCAAATCCGGTTAGATCGTAACAAATATCGGTGAACAGGCCGGAATCGGTTATCATTCCTTGACCGAGCCTAAACGGTGTAGCCGTAAAACCTATTACTTTAAGGTTGGGATTTACTAACTTTAGTTCTTTGATCGTTTGCTGATACATCGTGTCGTCTTTTGGAGAAAGCATGTGGGCTTCGTCAATTATCAGCAAGTCGCGCCATCCGAGCGAAGCGACGTTTTTAACAACGCTCGCAACTCCGCCTATAATTATCGGCATCATAGTATCACGTTGCTTTAAACCGGCGCTGTAAATGCCAATTGGCGCGGTAGGCCACATCGTATATAAAGCTTTGGCGTCTTGCTGAATTAGTTCTTGAACATGCGTTAATAACAAGAAACGCTGTTTCGGCCAGATACCTAAGACTTGCTGAATAAAACCTCCTATACAGGCGCTTTTTCCTGTATTATGGTGTACTGTAAAATCGGAAGTTAGATAAAGATGGTCCTTGTCAAGTTCAAAACCATAAAAATCATCTTCTGGCATAGGAGAAATTTTAAATCCGGTTACTAAAGGATTTTTTTTCTGTTTATGAATATTAGCTTGCTTTCTTTTTACTACGCAAGGTATTTTTGATACTTCTCCTGATATACAGCATCTATAATATGTTCCTGTCTTTCCGTTGTTAGTGCAAGTTTTTTTGCATTGTTTGCCATAAGCGGCAAATCCTAAACTTCTGGAAAGAAATAAAATATCTTTAAAAAGCCGTTTCGATTTAGTTATAAAATCAAAATTTCCACTAGAATCTAAACTTCCGTCAGAATCTAAAAGTCCGGCTAAAAGATCTAATCTAACCTTTTCTGTTGCGGTTTTATATGCTTGAGGTATAAATTTTTCTTCACTTTTCTTTTTCCATAAATCTAAACGATTTAAAATAGCCGCTAATTTATTTTTTGTTGCCATATTAGCATTAGGATCGACTATTTTATAATCGGCAGCTTTGTTGTCCTTCTTTCTATAAATAGAAATACCGCACCCTATTGATTCGGCGCAAACAGTTATTTTTTCTAATATTTCTTTATCGGCGGTTGTTATTTTAGGAGTCCCAAAAAAATGTCCGTCGCCTAACATTACACCTAAAAACCACCCTGAAAGCTCTAATTGTTCTCCTTGCCTTATAAAAAATTTAACTCCGGTTCTCCAAAGTTTTCTTAAATGCTTCCAGTTTTTTGATTTAAATACATAATCTTTTATGCAAATATTATCTATTTCTTTGCCAGTAGTACAGCAATTCCATTTTTTACCTTCGTTTGTAGTTTTTAAAGATAAAATGTGGCTTATATTTACTATAAAAGAGTCTCCTTTTATAGGTGTAACTTTCGCCATGTGTTCTTTGCCTCTACATAATTTTAAAACATTTCGCGGATAGCTATCCGGACCCATTATTTTGTCACCTATGACGATATTTTCAATTGCTTTTATAGAACCGTCATACATTAATATTTCAGTTCCTTTGGCATGGCATCCTGTCGGCATGGCAACTACTGGATTTCCATCGTTGTTTGTAAAATATTCAAAGATGGAATTAATAGCCAATATTTGATAGTCGCGGAGTTTAAAGGTCATATTATAGCCTTCCAACTATCGCAGCCACTCTTAATAAAATCCTTAGGCACGTTCTGATTATAAAGTTTGCATAACCATTCAGCGTTTTCGACTGGAAAACAATTTACGCATGACCGACAGTTCTTTTCGGCGTTAGCTCCGTTATGGCATATTTCAAGGAAATCACAATACTTACAGGTAAAGTATGTCGGAACCATGCCGACCTTCGGAGGCGGCTCATGACTGAATATTATTTGTTCGGCTTTAGCTTCCAGTTCAGCACCGAATTTCCAATCGAGTTTAAGCATTTCAATGTGTAGGTCGTCGTCGTTTTTGTTCACAACCATATACAGAGCATATTGAAGTTTATACTTGAAACCGTAAACGCACATTTGCGCGTAATGCTGCGGTTTGGTGAGCCTGACACCTTTTTCTTTCATCTTAACAAATTTTATGCCGGTTCCTTGGGTCTTGAATTCAGTAAGGATTGGCTCATTGATACCATAAAGTTCCGGGAAGCGGGCCGCGCCGTCGAGTGAACCGCCGAAATGCCGCCAAGCGCCTTTAATTTTATGCTGTTCGCCGTCCTCAGCAATATCGAAAACGGTAAAACCGATACCGCGTAAGTATTCAATAAAAGCGGCTTCCTCGCGGTGCCCTCTCTGAAAAAGTCTAAGCATTCGGCCTGTATGGTGTTTGTAATAGATCCATCGAAAAGTATACCAGGAGGCGCGAGCGCATTCTTGTCCGATAATTGACGCGCCCAAATGCGTTCGGTGTTCGCCGGAATACGCATTAACACAGTAAGCGTCAATATCTTCGGCTATTCGGCGTGATAGCTGATTAAGAAAGCCGGGGGTATCAAGATTTATGACGCCGTCTGTTAATTTTGTCTCTGAGCCGTTCGTTGAGTTTGCGTTTTTTGAATTCACGTTTTTTACTCCGTCGCCCTATGGCTACCTGATGTTCATCCAAATATTCCTTTGATAATTCTATTGATTTTATTAGTTGATTTCTATCCAGCATAGAGATATGGCAAACCTCTTGCGCTATTTCCAGTTTGGCGGCAAGCCATTTGTAAGCGGAGTTTCGACTTAACAGACGTGACCGCCATAATTTATCAAAGAAAAAATGGCATTCTTGTTTGAGAAGTTTCACTTAATTACTCCACCTTTCCTTCCCTATCCTCGTAGCCATCCCGAAGTTTATGCCAATCTGGAAGCGGGTGCCAGTGCGTTGCTATTCTATCCAAACGACTTCTGCCACCATCGATATTGAACCAGCCCGGAGGTATGGACATATTCCGGTTGCCGTTAATGATTTTTTCGGGAACTTTGTCTAACCAGACAACAAGGTCGGGAACGCAAAACCCATCTGTGATGAGGATGAATACAACTTTGTTTCGGGTATCCTTCGGTGCCGAACTTATCGGTTGCCATTCCGTAACTCTACCCGAGATTTGTTTGTTTGCCTTGCCCACAAAGGTATACTCATTGAATAAACTGTTGGTCAACCCCTCAATTCTCTTGCAGAGGAAAGAATTCTCCCTCCGCATTGCATCATTTCGCTCCTGCTGCTCTCTCACGACTGTGTTCACAACCGGATCGTCATATTGCTCGATAAGGAACTTCACTGCTTCTTCATGGTTTTCGAACATATCTACTCTTATCGCATCCGTCATTTGCGTTCCTTTTAAAAAGCCCGGCTTGCTAGACCGGGCACGGACTAAGGGTTTACTTCTGCCAGGGAGCGACCGGAGGTGGATTTTGTCCGGGCGGTGTCCATTGAGTTGGGCCAGGGGTGGCGGTTTCTTGAGGCGGTGGAGCCTGATACCCCTGCTGAGGAGCGTACTGTTGCGGAGCGGCCGCCGGAGGAGCCTGCCATTGGCCGGGCTGCGGCTGCTGTACCGGAGGCGCGTATTGCGGCGATTGCACCGGAGGAGCCTGGAGCGGGGCGGCTTGCTGCTGTTGTACCCCTTTTCCCGGTTCGTTGCCGTTAATATCTTTTATGGCTACAACCTGAGTATATCGAGGATCTTCCTGTTGCTCAACCACGATTCGAAAAGGCTTTCCCATGAGATGATCGAGTTCATCAGTTCGAAATACGCCGGTAACATGGCAGTACGAGGAAAGCCGGGCATAGGCAATGTCGACGGTTGTTTGGTTACTGTGCTGAAGATTCAAACGGTCGTAACCCTTCGCGCCCTTGAACGGGCCGTCAATGATTTCCAGCGTGAACATGAGATAGCTTGCCGGATTTTGCGGTGTCGCGTCTTTCGTTGCCTTGAATTCGTTGCCGATAATAACACAGGGCCAGCCTTCCGGGGGCGAAACCGGAAGCTTTGCCGGGGCCGTTTGTGGGCTTACTTGGTTTGCGTCGAAAACAAACGGTAATCTTGCCATGTTTTTAGATCCTTTCGATAACTGGTTAAATTGTTCATCATTTCCGTATTGTTCGTACAGTTTTAAAAGCTCTCCTGTATTTCGGATTGTGGATTACTTCATTTTAATCCCTGTTGAATACATCTAGGCCGCAAGCGTTAAAGATTGCCTGAGCTAAATAGTTCCAGGCATGCTCCCTGGGAATACTTATTTCTCCTTTCATGCCGAACCGATTTCCGGCAACATATCCGGGCGTTCTCTCTACTCCAAGAATCCGGCCTGTATTTTGGCTAACCCCCTGTGAAAACTGGCTTTTGTCGTTGCCTTTCAGGATAAACAGAGGCTCGTGCAAAAACCCGATGAGGTCAGCCCATTGTGTGATGAGTTCTCGTTTTCCATAAGTTTTATTGTCCCTCGGTGAGTGCAAAAGTAAATCCCATGTGTCATATTCTCCTGCTGTTGGGTCGATGGTTTTAGCCGGAAATACATGGCATGTCAAAATTATATTAATTCCACCATGTTCCGTTAGCTGATCACAGTTCCATAAGAATGCGCTGAAAAGCTCGTTTGCGTACTGATACGCTTTACCGTATCCGCCGAGCGCCGAAGCCATTGTAAGCCCTTTTTTGTTGCCTTTTGCGTACCCAGGATCGGACGATAACACTTTTTCATGAATTAGCCGTTCAAGTGCAGTCGCTGAATCAAAAACGACCGATTTAAAAGGAAATTGACCTTTTTGTGCTGCTGAAATTATTTCCGTTTGCAGCGTTATGACATCGTCGTAACTTTTCAACATCGGCGTTTCTTGACTTGCAACAGGCTTATAGCCTTGCTCAAGCGGTACATGTAAAGGACGCGGAGCGGTTAGACCGAGTGTAGTTTTACCAATTTTTTCCACTCCGCCGATAACCGTTCGAATACCTTTTTGGACGGTGGAACTTAGTTTAACACTGGAAAGAATGCTCATTGCGCCCCCTTTGAATTCCAAAGTTCACAATGCAACCGAATTAACGCTAAAGCCGCTTTATATTCTTGTGCGTCGGCGTTATTTTTTTTGCATTCTATGGCTTTTTCAAATTTAATGTCGGAATCGAAAAAGCATCCGGTTTTGATTAAAATACCGGAATTCTCAATCATAAAAATTTGTAAATAATCTTCACGCGATCCAATCGGACCAATTACCAGAAAAGGGCGCGAACCTGAAAGAACGTTTTCACTTCTTATTTCGGCTCCGTACAGTTTAGCTCCGCACAAGTCAGCTCCGCACAAGTCGGCTCCGTACAGTTTGGCTCCGTACAGTTTGGCTCCGTGCAAGTCGGCTTCGTACAGTTTGGCTCCGCACAAGTCGGCTCTGCGCAAGTCAGCTCCGCGCAAGTCGGCTCTGCGCAAGTCGGCTCCGCACAAGACGGTTCCGTACAGTTTGGCTCCGCACAAGTTGGCTTCGTACAGTATGGCTTCGTGCAAGTCGGCTCCGTACAAGTCGGTTCTGCGCAAGTCAGCTCCGCGCAAGTTGGCTCCGCACAAGACGGCTTCGCGCAAGACGGCTTCACGCAAGTCGGCTTCGTACAGTATGGCTTCGTACAAGTCGGCTCTGCGCAAGTCGGCTTCGTACAGTTTGGCTCCGCACAAGTTGGCTCTGCACAAGTTGGCTCTGCACAAGTCAGCTCCGTGCAAGTCGGCTCTGCGCAAGTCAGCTTCGTACAAGTCGGCTCTGCGCAAGTCAGCTTCGTACAGTATGGCTTCGCGTTTATTTAAAAGCTCAAGTGCGATTTTTAAGCTGTCGGCTTCAATTTCTTGTAACGCTTTATCTTTATTCCATGATTTTATTTGGATTAGCATTTGTTTTTCCTTTTTACCGAGGCTTCTGCCTCGGAGCGATCTAAATTGTTTATGCCACCTTTCTATTTTCCCGGCTAGCTATGCAAGACGGCTCCCTGCAAGACGGCTCCGTGCAAGACGGCTTCGTGCAAGTCAGCTCTGCGCAAGTCGGCTCCGCGCAAGTCAGCTCCGCATAGTATGGCTTCGTACAAGTCAGCTCCGCGCAAGTCAGCTCTGCGCAAGTCGGCTCTGCGCAAGTCGGCTCTGCACAAGACGGCTCCGCGCAAGTCGGCTCTGCGCAAGTCGGCTCCGCACAAGACGGTTCCGTACAGTTTGGCTCCGCACAAGTTGGCTTCGTACAGTATGGCTTCGTGCAAGTCGGCT